TCAAGTGTTCCTTGATTAATGGGCACTCTATAATAGTTCAATCCGATCCCTCCTATCTCAAGTTATATACGGCGTTACCTGTTAAGCTGTTTGTTCCATCGGCCTTGATTTGTATTCTCAGACTTGTTTTAAACTCAAACAACATAGATCCGCCAGGAGACGAACTACCCATATCTCCCGCCAAATTTAACCATCTTGAAGTACCTTGAATCATGCTGTTAGGCCCATAAGTCATAAAAGTACTACCATCAATAGTAATTATGGCACCTACGTTATCAACAGACGTTTCACCTGTCGTGATTACAAAATATGTCAAACTACCCTCACCTGAAACATTAACTAAATCCACATAGGACGAAGAAGTTGTTGTAAGTCCCGCTTTAGTTGCAGTTCTTGGTTTTTGGGGGTAATTAGCTATAATATAAGCTAATCTTTGCAAAGCAGTACCTGAAGAGCTTGCAGCCTGTGCAGTAGTACCGAGGTTCGTTTCCAGGGTGTCAACATAACCTTCAACGCTGTCAACATATCCGGCTATCTGTGCCAACCTAGCAAAAATACTACCAGTACCTGCCCCGTCTGTGTTAGTACCTACCTTCGTTTCTAGGGTATCTACGTAGTCAGCAATTAGTTTCAAACCCTTAAACAGGGTTAAGAGGTCGCCTGATGCCGGGTTTGCGTCCCCAATTAGCACCTTTACAGCGTCTAGTGTAGGTTTATCAGCAACAAATAATTTATCTCCAATCGCCACTTAGCCCACCTCCTCAAGGAAAAGTTGCCCATTTTCAATGCCCCAAACGTACTTCGACCCGTTCACGGTATCAACTATCTTATGTTGCACACCATCGGCCAAATGCGCAGCAAGGTCTGAGGATTTTGCGGCGTTCTGGTCCAGCAGATCAAGGTTTTCGTTATAGGCCGCTCGTGAAACTGTCTCATTACCTAGGGGTTTTTTCAACCCCAGGTTAGGAGTTAAATCAGGCATTAACTATACACCTCCAATTGATTCCATGTAAGTGCCAGGGCGTCAAGCTGATCCCATGTCCAGGCTTTGGCGTCAAGTTCATCCCATATGAAATAGGTGAACTCATAGGTAACTGCTAGGTGAGCAGGCTTTATTTCCTCAATAGCCGCCTTAAGGTCGTTTAGATTTGCCGGTATGCCCCGCTCATCAATAAACTTGACGGTAAAGCTGTACTGATCCGGGTACTCTGTCACTGCCACAGAGCCATAAGAATAGCTTTCAGCCACGTTCTGAATCAATACCACCGTTACCGTACCCATTCCCCGGAGTTTTGATATAATACGGCTCCTGCGCTGTTCCAAAGGCTTCCCCGCATAGCTTTTGAGATCCAGCATCTGCTCCCATAGGTCCAAGCCCCAGGCGGTGGCGGTCTCAACATAGAACTGCTTCAATATATCAGCCAGGTTTGTTCTCACCAGGTCAAACTCTGGACCCTCGGTATCAATTACCGCTTTATATGACCGGGCAGTCTGGATAAACTGCGGCACATAGGCAAGCATAACATCCGCCCTAGACACTGAGTACCACCGTCCCAATGACAGCCACTTCCGTATCCCCTACGGCGACATTAGCCGTGCCTGTGTTAACGGTAAGGCCGGAGTAGTCGGCCACGCCAGGAGTGTCGAACAGCAAAACTCCTACCTGGGCATAGCTCACATAGTCCTTCTGGAAGGCAATGCTTTTCAGGTAGTCAGTCAAGGACGCCTCAAAAGCCGCTTGCACGTCAGCCAACACCGCTCCTACTTCCAGCGTTACGGTAGCTGTAACGGCTATATTTAACCCGGTCGCACTTGCTACCGTCACCGTGGCCCCAATAGGCCGAACCGTTTCAATATAATCGGCAACATCTTGGACGATGTCAGCCGCTGCCGGCTGTTTATTGCTGTCAATGATTACAACTTTGACGGTGCCCGCTCCATTCCAGATCGGCAGCACCTTAGCATCCCCTACGCCAGCCACTTCTTTTGCCCATTGCAGGTAGTGGGCGGAATTACCGCTTGTGGCTGGCAACCTTACTTTCTCAAGCAGCCTTTCTATTAAAGCAACATCACTTTCGGTGTCAGTCCCGCCCGTGGTTGGCGCTGCATTTGTCACAGCCGTTACACCTGGAATAGATACAGGTATGGCCGTAATGGATGCCCCTGGTACATTTCCGCTTGCGCCGGCCAGGACCGCCTCAACGTTTGCAGCTATACTTCCGCCCGCTCCAATGGTGACCTCGGCAGTGGTAGCAAACTGCACACCGGCGCCAGTAGCAAATATGGACCCCACCGGGACAACCGTACCGTTGGCGCCACTGATCGTCACCTGGCCGGTGGCCTTGGTGGCAGCCTTGCGAGTGAGCCCATGTTCCCCAGCTCGGTAATCCAAGTACTGGCCATAGGATGTTTGAGCAAAACCTAACTTGATAATTCTGTCCATCTCGATGTAGGCCAAAGCGAGCTCGATGGCCGCCGGGGAAATGCCGTCATAAATAAAATGCCCCTCCGTTTTGTTGAGGTCGGAAGGTACCGCGTCAAGCATCCGCTGTTTTATCGCCGCTTCGGTTTGTGCTTCGTACACCTACACACTCACCCCCTGTCTAAAGGAGTTATCAGTAAAATCAATCACGGTAAATTCCACCTTTAGCCAATCACCGCCGCGTTCAAAGATGAAATCCCGCACATCCTTAATACGGACGTCATAAATCAGAGCTTCCCGGATTACTCTCGTTACTTCGCTCTCAAGGACCGGGGAGGGGATATCCAGGCCGATGATATCCTTCAATTCACAACCGTAGCTAAAAGTATAAATGGGAAAACGGTACCGAGCTGTCCGGATGGTTTTCTCAATCCAGACCTTCAGGGCTTCAATACCTTCTACCACTTTCGGAGCGCCATCCTTCATGATGAACTCCCCTGTGGCAAAATCAAAAGCCAGTTCCTTGCCGTAAGTGACCGGCTTTTTACCAGCCGTTACCGTTGTCGGTACCGGAATAGTCGGATATAATGGATCAGCCACCCATGATCACCACCTTATCAATCACTAAATATTGCTGTTCACCCGGGAGAGCCATTACTGCTACCCGGTCCCCAGCCTGGAGGATATTGTCCTGAAAGGCAATCGTTGTGTGCTGGGTACTGACATCATCCCCCGCCTGGTCATATGTTGCCCCGTTATAAGTCACCTGAGCCGGTACCGGAGTAACAACATTACTTATGTTTGCATATCTGGTTACCGGCAGCAGGTGAGCACAGACGATCAGGTCATCGCCCTCCAGGTTGATGTCCATGTTGTCAATACGAATCCGGAGGTCAGGCATCGGAGTAACCACAGTGGCAAGCTCTATACCCCGGGGAATCTGCCCGGCTGCCTGCCGGCGTATTAATTCTATAAGTTTGCTCCCGCTCATTCCGTCACCTCCGGCGCGTCCTGGGTGGTCACTTCGTCGGTCCAGTTTAGTTTTAAGCTCATGGTATGCTGCCCGTTTTCAACCATATGGTCATCGGTATCAACGTAAAAGGTGCCCACCAGACCGGTAAGGGTTTCCTTAATCTCGATGGCGGTACCGGCTTCAACGTCATCCAAACCCAGGCAGGTAATGCTTGCCTCCTGACTGATTTTCCCCAGTTCTTTTAGCATGTTGGCCGCTATGGTTTGAGCCTCACCAGCAGTAATATTGCTCTCCTGCTTTAATTCCTGCAAAACGCCATATTGCTGAATAAGACCGGCGTCCTCTACCTGGGCTAAAACAGTATCTTTATCACCCATGATTAGGATTCGGTCTTTCATCTCGTTGATGTTTTCGCTGTAACTGGCTTCCATAAGGTTTTGCCCCTCGGCGATTAGCCAACGAACCGTTTGTTGGGCTTTCTCAATGACTTGCAGCTTACCCTCTTTCATCTTCAGCATGTATTTTTTATCATTGCGTTTGGTCGTTTCGGTCAGAGCGATAATGGCCATATCAAGAATTGTTTGGTCCCGGAGGATCAATTTGTCCAGGCTAACGCCGGTGTTAACAATATCCCCTGTTTCAATACTGAAGTCGTCACAAAGCTTTTGAATAATGGCTGTGGCCGTCATATTCCGGAAGATGTAAGTGCCTTTCGATTTAAGCAAATAAATAAGGTGGTCATAAGCAACCACCCGATAGCTACCGCCTGTGTCTTTTGTTTTGTCAAATACAACCCCGCGTAGGAGCTCCCCGGAGTCTCCGCTGAAGATAAGCAAAGACCCGAGAGGGACTTGATATTTAGGCAGGTAATAGTCCCGGCCTGTTACCAAGTCAACCTCAAGTTTTCGGGCTGCTTGGCGAACGTCCCCACCCCATTTGATGGATTTTATCATTGAGGTTATATCGTAAGGGGTGCTGTCCTGAAGAATGTTTTTTAGTGTGTAGCTCATGCCGGAATCACCAGCTGCATACCAATATCAATCAGGTTGGCATCGGGGCCAATGGTGGATTGATTTGCCGCATACAGTTCACTCCACCTACCACCATCACCATAAACACGCTGAGAGATCAGCCAAAGGCTATCACCCGGCTTTACGTCATACGTTGATGGAGTCTGCCGCTCATCTGGCCTTGGAGCACTCATGCCTTCCTGAGTCTGCTGGGCTCCCACCTGCTGGACCTGTATAAACCGGTATTCCCGGAGGGTCAAGGTGTATGATACATCCCTGGTCCCGCCTTTTTCGCCATACTCAAATTCCTCTATGGCCACAGCAATATTAATCGGCGTGTCGGTGATGATGAGCCTGATCGGCCTGCCGGTCATGCGCCACTTCTCTATAGTGGCCACAGCATCATAAGGGGTCGGGATAGCCCGATAAGCGCAATATGGCGCATACTTGGCCGGGAAGAAAGAAGCTAACTGAATCTCTGCCAGCTTTGCCCCACCGATCAGATTCAATTCCCCCAGTGCTTGAATGTCAACCACTGTATTTTTATTGCCAGTGCGGATACGAAACTCCCCGGGGTTGACGGGGAACTGCAACTTTTCGGCAAAGTTATTGAAGGATAGCCAGAATTCCATATGATCACCCGCCCATATTCATAGCAACCCGGAGCAGCCTATTTTCCACCATTGAAACGATCTGATCCTCGGTCATATTGGCCGCATTGATGGTGATATTGATAATTGGGACTTTCGCGCCGGTTCCGTTACGTTCCAACTGCCGATTTTCTGCCGCCGTAACAACACGTTCACCTCGGTGAAGCCTAGTAAGATAGTTGTCATATGGAACATAAGGCAAACCGGAAGCATTGCTATGAGGTTCCTCTCCACCTCCGCCTTCAACTGCTATCTCTCCAGGACTTGCATTGAATTTTTCCGCTACCCACTTAACACCTTTTGCAATCAATTTCAGTCCACCGGCCAAAGCATCAAAGATCGGCTTTAATACTGCCCAAGCGGTTTCAACAACCCTGACGATTGATGGCCACACTCTCTCAAACACACTACCGATTATTTCGATGACGCTCCAAATAGTATTAAGAATTGGGCTTGCGATACTCCAGGCTGTTTGCAGCACTGAAGAAATAATCGGCCATGCAGTCTGCCAAACATTTTGGAGAAAAGGAATTTTTGATCTAACCCAATCGATTTTAGGTCCTAACCAATCCAGGACAGAAGAAAAACCCGCTTTAATGGTCGGCATATATTGAGACACAAACCCTGAAACAGTTGTAATGGATCTGCCTAAACGTTGACCAAAATTTGTAACCCAGCCCGATATTTTACCCTCATTTTGATCTATCCAGGTGGTTATTCCCTGCAGTTGCGGTTTGAGTCCTTCAAGTATTCCTTCGCCGACGGTGGTTAGGCCTGATGACATCTGCCCTTTGATTTTTTGCCATAATCCCGCGGAGGACCTTCCCTGGCGTTCCACCAGTTCATAGGTAAATCCCTGGCTTTCAGCGGCCTTCTGGACAACATTAAAAAATTCATCGCTGGTTTTTGCTCCTTCTTTCAATGCGTTAATCGTACTACGTGGTAAATTAAATCGCTCCTGCAAGGATACGAAATCACCAGATAGTGCCTCCTTTAAAGCAAAGGTTGCACCTTCCATACCCTCAAGCGGGTTTATGGAGGCAAGGACTTCAGTCATGCGAACATATTTTTGCATGGTAGGCAAGTCTTTTGCAAACGGGGTCAGATTTGTCATCGCTTGCATCATCTCGGTAGAAGTCTTACCTGCAAGACTAGCTTCTTTATTTCCCCAAGATAAAAATTCTTTGGCTTTTTCCTCGGAACCCAGCAAGGTTGACATAGTAATCATTTGTTGCTCTTTTGCCATGGCCGACCCAATAGTTGCTCTACCTGCTGTCTCCATACCTAGACCCACCAATACGCCAGCGGCCAGCCCCTTGAGAGATAGTAAATTATCTTTGATATTTCTAATAGCTCTTGTAGCATTGTCCTTAATTGCAATCACTGGCCGCACAACTGTTTTACCCAATAAATCCAGTTTGGTTTTTGCTGTATTAGTGTCTTTACGTAGCCGGTTAAATGTAGTCGAGAATTGGTCTTTTAGTTGAATCGCTGCACCTAAAATCAAAGCTCTCACCCCCCTCTTTTTTAGGGTATAAGAAAAGAGCCCGAAGGCTCTTAGTTTTTGTTTACATTATAGCGTTTTAATTAATGCTTTATTTACAGGCTGCAGGTTCTTTGCACCGCATATAGGACACCTATTCTTTGGTTTAAGAAGGTAATACGCAAAATATATAAGCCCTGGCACAATTCCAATTAAAAGCAAGATAATAAATACAATCCAATTAACTTTTTTAACCGGTTCAATATTTCTTTGGCATAGAAGACAATATTTTATCGACAAAATACACACCCTCCCTATTTTTTATTATATTATTTTGCCAAAAGAGGGCATATTCCTGCATGTTTTTCTTTATCTTCCAATTCTTTCAGCATCGAAGCAAATAAAAAAGCTTTTTCACCTTCAGAAGCATTATAGACCTCGGACGGCATACGGCCTTTTTGTACATAATAATGAATCATGGCCGCAAGGCCGTCCTCTTCAATCAGTTTTTTACTTCTTCAATAATCCTGCCTTTATCGAATCCGGAAAGTTTCATAATAGCGTTATATACCATTATGACTTCCCCGCCCAGCAAAATATCTGATACGATATCAACCGGCCTTTTGGTGCCGTATTTTTCACGCAGTTCCTTGGTTTTAAAGAGAGGGTCAGTTGACATCTCGTAGATGGTCCATTTCATTTCTTCCGATTCACTTTTACCGGCCTTATCGCCAATTTCATTCATCTCATCGATAGTTGCAGCCCGGAAAGAAATATAAAACTTCTGCCCTAATTTCTTAGACAGCCGCGGAATTTCAATTTCACCAGTTGGAATCTCTTTCATTTTGGCAGGGTCTGCACCCAAAAGCATGTCTAAATTTTGTCCCATGACTTACTCCTCCTTAGGTTCTATGGTATCTAACAAGTCCCAATCAGTGAAGGTGAACGGACATTCAACTTCACCCAGTTTCTTTACTTCCCAATCAATTAGTGTCAGATCGTCAAAATCTGCGTCTTTGATTATAACACGTTCAGCACTATAAGCCGCCGGGTCTTTTAATGCACTTAATATCTGCAGCCTAACTTCTTCGCCATTTTTGATGGCATCCGATATTTTTAGCATCATCCGGCTGTTAACCTTGTAAAGAGTGACGCTTCCCTTGCCTTTATAGCCAGTGGTTTTACTATCAATGCCGGACCTACCACAAACCGGAACATCTTCTTTTTCTTTCTCGACCTTCGCACTCAAGGCCTTAGCCTCTGATACTTTGTCCCCGTCCAACCATACCTCACCGTAAGTCCCGTTTATAACATGTTTAGACTGTAATGCCACTTAAGTCCACCTCCTCCTACAGATTAATATAAAGCTGGATATCTTCAATCGCATCCAGCGGCCGCACGGTTGAGACCAGGAACACCTTATCCCGGGTATTCGCCTCTTTGATTTGCTGGTCAGTCATCGTGGCCACATCAACGCCGATACTTTGCAGGTAGGTCTTTTGGGCTGGGACATTAATCTCACATTTGTTTTTACCCGGATCCAGAATACGCTCCCGCTCCAATACCTCGTAATAAGCGTTAATAGCCGCAATCAGGAGTAGCTTATTTTCGTAGCTGTTCTGGTAGGCGCCAATATAAGTATCTTCGATGGTGGCCTTAACGTCGGTATACACCATATCCAGGATCCGGACCAGCTTGATCTTCTTCCAGTCGGCGCCCTTGGTTTCAGTGGTTGTGGTCAGACTGGTAACGCCCCGGGCGATTTTCACCTTCTCGCCGTCATGGTAAAGAATCAGCTTGCCGGCGTCGATTTTGGTGTCAGCCTCGGCCTTGGTCAAGTGAGGCACGTCGGTAACTTCGGTCAGCACCCGGTATGTCGGGGCTACTGTGAGCGGCAGCCCGGCAATGAGACCGGCAATCCTGGCACTGTACTCGCTCGCTGTGTAAGTGCTGGTTCCAACTGTTACCTCCCCGGCAACTGCGGCGCTATCCTCAACCACAAAATTAATTACTGCCTCATGATCCGCTGCGTTACCAGGCAGGACCATCATGATCTTGCGTTCTTTGGTGTCCCTCATGCCCTTGGCCCATGTTGCTATAGTAGCAATATCCTCTGCAGCAATGCCAGGTATGCAGCCAATATTCCACTTGATGGTTTCCAGGTAATTCAGAGCATCGCTATAGTTGGCAGCTGCTGCCGGCAAGGTAACAACCTTAACTTCTTTTGGTGTGCCGGCGAAGGCGTCCTTAAGGTACTGTTGATTTGTCGCACTTAGCGTGCTGGGTATATCCGCTACGTCAGTTAAGGTAATGGCCGTCAGCTCCACCACTGAGGCGTCCTTAAGCACCACGGCTAAGGTACCTACTGTACCGCGCTCAATTGCGGCAATAGCCACCGATTGAAAAATAATATTTACGCTTGGGAGTCCCACATTTTATCCCTCCTTAGTTAATCTCAACATCGCCAATCATCTGTAAATGTTGTATTTCTTGCATCAGATCATAAGTTTCGGCCGGTCTGGTAAACTCAGCTTCAAGGCGCACGGTTATATAAACCTCCGCATCCCTGGGACCGCCTTCAACATCCAGGATGTGAAAAACAACTTCCGGTCTGACAACCTCATCACCGTTTTTAACTTCCGGCCCGGTCAAGGTCATTGCGTTCATTAGTGCGGCCTTCAAGGTGTCTGAAGTGTTAAACTGATCAAACTTGTTCGGATTATTGTTGGCATCCACCGGAGCAAAATAGACAATTTGCCAGGTATAGCGCCCTTGATACATGGACTTGTTTAAGCTGTCCTCCCTGGCGCTCACCAGGTCAACAAAAAAACTAGGCCGCTTGAACGGCCTCGGCATGGTGGTTACGTAAATTTTTTCTACCGCGGGGAAGGTGTTTTTAATCAGCTTTCTTATCGCATCAAGACTACTCGCTAACATCCGTTCCCAGCTCCTTCCCCATTCGGCGTACAAAATCTTTTAACAGGTCCGGCAGCTCCTGCTCCGTTTCTTCAAGAGCTTGTCGCAGATAGTGTTTGCCTGAAACAAAACCCTTACCGTCTGGTGTTTTATGCCCTTCCTCTACCATGTTGGCGTAGAACTTATCGGTGTAAACCGTGGCCGTATCGCCTTTCACCCTTACCCGGTATGAGCGACGTAGTTCGCCGGTTACTCTTGGCGTTATTCTCCTCACTTTTCTACGCAGTAGATTACCAGCCTGGCGAATTACCTTCCTGTATTCCTTTGGCGCTTTATCGTGGATTACTTCTAATAGCCGCTTTTCCCAAAACGAAAGATCAACAGTGTTGGCCATTACTCAAACACCTCGGAACACATCAAGTGTGTTTCCTTGTGGCGTTCATCCAGGTCAATCACCGATTTAATATTAAAGATACGGCTGCCGTAAAGCACCCTCATGGCCGACATAACCCCAGGCAGGTAACGGATCCGGATCCTGACCGTCAATTCAGGGGTAGTGTTTTTAGCCTCAAGGTACTCCCGGCCGCGCAATGGTTCAATTGCAGCCCATACGGTAGCAACGTCCTGCCAGGCAGTAGTTGGAGTGTTATATTGGTCAAGGGTTTCTTGCTCCTGCTGAATGGTAATTCTATGTCTTAAATCGCCCGCCCTCACTGAAACCACCTCCTAAAACATCAGCACCCGGTCCTGCCAGAGTAAGGCATGAACAGCAAATTCAATTTCCCTACTAACTGCACCGATAACAGCGGCTTCCCTATTCTCATACCAGTAACCAATGAGCAGGAGCATGGCCTGTTTAATCTTTTTAGGTATGTTGCCAGCAGGATCTGGAGGGTTCCCCTCTTTGGCCGGGTACCCAGCTGTAAACTGCACCGCTACCCCGTTAACCGGCCGTAAGGTAGTTAATGGCCAGGACTTAGCATAGGCCAGCACCACCCTCCCAGGCTCGTTTTTATCATCAACAAAATATTCTGTAGCAGCAAAGGTATACTCAATATTGTCAGTACCGTAATATTTGACTGAAGTCACCACCTGAAGGGGGGGTCGAGGAATGATGATATAATCTTTGTCCGGCCATTTATCCAGCCAGAGTTCCCAGGTCTGGGTAATATATGCCCGTTGCTGAAAATCTTCGCAATATTCCCGTGCGACCGGAATTAAACCCTCAATAAAAGTGTCCTCATCAAAAGTGTCCTCATCGGTGCCATCAGTTCTCAGATGGGCTTTCGCTTCCGTCAGACTCACCGGTTCCATTACTGGTGGCGTTATCAGTTTCAGTGCCATTTTCATCAACACCTTCCGAAATCCCTAACGCATCTTTTTCCTCCGAACCATCGTCTGTTTCTACTGTTTGTTTCACTTTGGGTTGGGCTACAGTAGTATTAACAGACTTCGCATACCCTTGAGCTATCCACATCGGAAAGAGTCTTTCCGGGATTTCCACCATCTCTCCGATCTGCAAATCAACACCGTTCAACCTCGCCGGTTTAATAACTTCAACCTGTATCAATCTATTCAAGCTTGACACCTCCTAAAAATATAAGAGGGGCTCTTAACCCCTCCCCTATACTACCGCACTGGCGCCGACTTTCTGATCAGGGCTAAACCGACCTAAGTCACGAATCAGGTCCACATTTACAACAGTATTAGCGGTCGTGGTAACCTTAGCCGCGATATACTCAAATCCATTCGCAGTATCAAGCTGCGCCGCATCAAGCTCAACAAATGCCTGGGCTTGAGTGGTGGCCGGCGTAATTGTGGCAGCAGCATCTGTGATAGTAATCAGTGTTTCGCCGGGCTCAGTTGACTTTAAGGTAACTACCCCCAGGTTACTGGTTGCTGTTATACCAGGGACACCTGCGGTCGCATGGTTGATGGCCAGCACCAGGCTCGCCGCGTCAGCTGTATCATCTCCACCCTGGGCAAATACCCTGTTGGGCAGGTCAGCAACTGCGGCTGCTGTAAAGGTTAGGCCGTTAATAGTCACTGCATCACCAACCAGCACCGTGGCAAGCGTCAGTGTGGCCTCGGTTACCTTTGTATTTGCAGTAATTTCAGCCATGGCCAACTGTCCGGCTGTAGACGGTATACCCTTCGCGCCGGTACCTGCGCCATCGGTCGCCTGGAGAAATTCCACTTTTGCGGTTTTAGTGGCCTCCATAGCCGCAACATTCAGTTTAGCTACAGCACGCCGCCACTTGTCCATTCTGTAATACCGACCTGTAGCATTGCTGTTATTGAGCGCCTGGGATACCAGACCTATATCAAACTTAACTTCAGCAGAAATCCTTCTCATTGTTTTATACCCCCGTATTTTAGTTTTAGAAAAAGCCGGGGACTAGCCCGGCCTCTTACCTACTCCAGAATAACGTACGGTGAAACGGTTGTGGAACCGTCCTCAAGTTTAAGCGGGTCTTTAACCCACGGCTGTCCGTCGATATTTGCCACGATCTTGAACACTGTCTGATTAGTTGTAAACTTAACGTGCTCAGAAATAGCCACAAACGGACCAGAGCCGGGTTTGATCAGGTAGTAGTTGAAGTTGACCAGGAACAGGTCGCCCTCGTTGCCAATGGTCGGAAGCTTCCCGACGAACTTAAGCGGTACCCCGGCTAAAGTCGTTGGTATTCCCTTGGTTGCGTCACCCAGAACCAGAATTAGACGCCCCTGAGAATCAGCCAACTGCATCAGGGCGGGCAGCGCGGTAATACTCGCGATAAATATTGCACCGCTCAATGCATCCGGATAGAACCGGCTTAGCATGGTTACAACGTCAACATACTTGATATCACTTGAAGTATTACGTTTAATCTTAATTGCCCCCGGCGCGTTCAGAGCGCCCAATGGGCATCCAACACCAGACCCACGGAGGAATTTATAGTCGCGACCGGAAACCCAAGCCTGCCGCAAAAGGTTTTCAATAAAGCCCCCGGCTGCTCCCCAGTTTGTAAGGGTCTTGTTGTTAATGGTGGCCATGCCGCTAACTTCTTGGGGCTGCAAGGTCATATCTTTGATTTTAGGATCACTGGTGTCGGATACTGTTTTCGCTTCAGCGGTCCAGGTCAGGGATATGCCGCCCAAGGCCCCATCCGCGCCCTGTTGGAAATACGGAATAATGAATGGAGCATCAGGCGGGTCACCGGCAGGAATAACAAACGCCCGCGGCATTACAATTTCAGCCTCCGGATTCAGTTGCATGATCTGCTGGCTAAAAGCCGGTGGAATCATGATGCCAACATCGCTGGTTGAAAGGTTCTGCAAACGTCCTTTGTTATCGCCGAACTTGATAGCATGGAGAAATTCTCCCACATTCTGAAATCCACCGTCATCCAGCTTATCCTTTTGCACATCTCCAATTTCACCGGTCGGTCGGATTATTTTGCCGGCGGGCTCGTCCAGGCTGGCAGCGCGATCCTGGACTGCTTGCGCAGCCTGGATGGTTGCGGCAAGGCCATCAATCTCAGTTTGCAGGGCATTGAACTGGGTATTTTCATCTTCGGTCATACCCCGGCCTTCTGTTATGGCCTTATTGACAATCGCCTGCTGCTGATCGCAAAGATCAGCATGTTTTTGCATGAGAGCTCTTAGCATTCTCTACTTACCTCCTGATTTTGTTTTTGTTTACTTGAATTTGGTGCTGCAATAAAGAAAGCAGTCTGCTATTATCGGTCTGCTTGTCTTTTGGGGGTGGTTCTGGTGGATCAAGTTCCTTTCGCTTCAAGTTATACTGTTCTATAAATCGCTTTATTGATTCTGCGGCACTGTTTTGAATTGCCACCCGACTAAACATAAATGAGTTTTCAACGGGGGGTTCATCTGACTGATTGCCATATAGAATCTCGTCAACAAATCCTTCACTCATCGCTTTTTTAGCTGACATCCAGGTTTCTTCATCCATCATTTGCGATATTTTTTTACGCGACTTACCAGTTTTAAGTTGGTAAGCGTTTATGATGGTCTCTTTAATCTCGTCCAGAACATCAGCCATATGGCGCATGTCTTTTGCTTCTCCCATCACGCCGGTCCAAGGGTTATGAATCATGAGGATACCCACGGGAGACATTTTTACCTCATCCCCCGCCATCGCAATAACGGAAGCAGCAGAAACGGCTTTACCGTCAATCTTAACGGTTACTTTCCCGTCATGTTCTTTCAGTGCATTATAAATTCCAGCCGCGGCTGTCGTATCTCCGCCCCAGCTGTCAATCCATACGTTTATATTTTTGCCTTTATATTCTGCCAGGGTTTGCTTAAAAGCATTGGGAGATGTTGCCGTTATCCCAAACCATTCATATAGCCAGGCGTCATCATCGCTTACGATTTCCCCTTCAATCCTGAGTTCGACTTCTTCGGGATTTTCCTCACTAGCTACAAAGTTCCAAAATCTCAGCTTAATCACCTCCGTTCCGTTGTAGCGGCGGCTGCGGTCGCGGTTGTGTCTGCTCGCCCTCATCACCAGTCTGTTTTTTAGGCTGCTGCTTTGCTGCAGTTTCGGTTGAAATCATATTGCCGTTGACTAAGTAAACCTCACCGGCCGGCCCGTCAATCGGGTTTTCGTCATCCAGTGCCCGCCATTCATTGGCATTGATAATACCGTTCTGCCGCTTCCGCGCTAAGGCCTCAGCCCGGGCTTTCGCATCCCCACGAAGTAAGGCGTCAATATTGAACTTCACAAAATAGCCTTGAGCACGTTCCGCCGACGTAAAAAGTTTGCGGTTCATTTCCGCTTCATGCCGGGTGATGATCGGAAGCATTGAATATATTACGTATTCAATCCCCTGGTGCTCAATGTTGCTAAAAGTTGCCCTGTCAAGGTGTGCAACCATATGAGGAGGCACACGCATAAGACCACAGATTTGGGTATCTGTAAGCTTTAGGACCTCAATCGTTTGAGCATCCGCAAACGATATCGGAATCCGGTTAACTTTCAACCCGCCATGTAGAATAATAGGTCTATGGGCATTTGCCAGGCCGCTGTATCTCTCTTCGAATTGCTTTTTAACAAAATCAACTTCACTTTGATCTTTGAAAGTCTTTTCTGTTTCAAGAGCGATGCCAAAATTCATCCCCTGACCATAGAAGCGTTCAATGAATTCACTCACAGCAAGCCCGAGACCGATCGTTTCCTGTGCAAGTCTTACAATTGAATAGCCTTTCAGCCCATCAAAACCAAAACCAGGAACATGATAGATTTTTTCAGGTGGAAAGTATTCGTATTTGCCCCGGTCGATAACGTAATATTCAATTGCTCCAGTTTCCTGGTTTTGTCTTACATCCATCTGATAATAAGGGACCGGATAAAGGCTTATCACCTGGCCGCGCCTGTTCCAATCAATAATCGAATAGCAATTACCGTCTGCATCAAAGTTAACATTCGATGTTTCGCGCCAGGTCAGCGCAGTCATGCGCTCATTTGGCTCAGTATGGACTATCTCATAAAGTGGATGAGTATAAGCCTCGTCCCGTCCTTTACCATCTTTCCTCCGGTGATAAACGGAGCACGGCAAACAGCCAAACGACTCCGTCCGAACCCGGATGCAGGCCAGCAGGGTGGACAGCCTGAGCGCTGTTTGTTGGTTAATCAACGGACCGGCTTTCGTTGGATATGCGCCGCCCATTAGCAGACGAATATCCCGGTCAAAGTCAGTTAAAGAGTAGTTTTTTGATATAATTTTCCTGATTATGCCCACTCAATCACCTTCCTTTTCCCGGAATCATTAGCCAAAACCCCCCAATTATCCACATAAGGGGCGGGTAAATATCCCAAAGACCTTTTAAAAACATTAAAAAACCGGCCAATATAGCCAGTTCCTGAATTGTTTCATTGCTGATTTTAAAGCTCGGAAGCCTGATTTTCGGAAACTTAACCCTTAATTTGTGGAGTATTTTCAAAGTTTTAACCTCCTTACAGGAAAATAACGCCGGGTTTTTCCTCTTCTTCCCGCACCATTGCCCTGACATGGGCGTTAATTACGGCCGCAATCGGGTCAATCCGCTCCGTTGACTTGGATTTATCAAGCATAATATTTTCATTATGGTCTGTTTTAGTTACCGCGTTTGACAGCGCCCAGGTCAGGACCGGGTTTCCGTCGTGTTCAACTTCACCCGTCAGAACTAGTTCCCGGAAATTCTTTGTGGGCTCGGAAAGTGTTCTGACACCCTGGCGAATTTCAACCATTGTATATCCTTCGTCCGCCATTTCGTTAGCAAACTGGGTAGCGTTGTAAGGGTCAAAGCATATTTCTTCAATCTTCCAGCCATGCTCCAATTCCATCTCATGAATATAGGCGGTAATAAACCGGTAGTCCACTACAGCCCCAGGGGTAAAAGAGACCCAGCCGTCTTTCTCCCACATGTCATAGGGAACTTTATCTGTTTTACGCTTCTTCTTAACCGTGTCTTCCGGGATAAAGCTGTGGGAAATGACTGCTATTTTATCAGCTAACCTAAATTCAAAACCTAACGAGGTAAGATCAATCTTCTTGGACAAGTCTATACCCGCATAACAAGTCCTGCCCTTCAGTTTCTCATACAGTTCATGCTGGTTCACCGCCAGGGCTTTCCACTTGTCCATAATACCGGCCATATAGCCGTCCTTTTTCTCATTGACCCACTTGTTAAGGTTCTTAACCAGGAAATTACGAATCTTGTCCGGGTCAGCGCTTCCATAGGCATCATCATGTTGCTGCCGGAGGTAAGCCATGCCCTCCGGCGTAGTTGCCAGAAGCGGGTTCGCTTTTATCCAATTTGCCGGGTCGTGAACATCGTCACCCTCATCCATCTCCTGGATTAGCACGAAATAAGACTCATTTACGATATCGCCATCCAAGATTTTTTTGCAGTAGCTGTCCTCCTTGTAGCAGGCGTTGTTTTCAGTCTCAAAGCCGGAAGTAGTAATTATATATAAAAGCGGCTGCAATCGTTGCCCCATGCCTGATACCAGTACATTATACATACTGTCATCCGGGTGAGCGTGGTATTCGTCGATAATGCCCAAGTGAGGATTCAGCCCGTCAGCTGTCTTTGTGTCCTTGGAAAGCGGCCTCATAACTGAGTTTGACAGCTTATGAGTCATGATATAGTCCCGGATTCTCAACCGCTTTTTGATATCCGGGGCTTTTTTGGCCATTACCTTCGCGTCATTGTAGACGATCCGCGCCTGGTCCTTCTTGGTTGCCGTGCAGTAAATCTCAGCACCGGTCTCTTTGTCGCCACCGAGCATGTATAGGCCAACACCGGAAAGTTGCGTTGACTTGCCGTTTTTTCTGGCCCGGCGCGCGTAAGCCTTCCGGAAGCGGCGTGAGCCGGTATCCTTATGAATCCAACCAAAAACTGAACCCAACTCGAATTTCTGAAAAGGTTCCAATTCAATTGACTGACCGGCGCGGGCGCCCTTGACGTGCCGGCAGAATTGAAACCACTTATAAATTCGGTCAGCCTTGTTTTCGTCAAAGATATACAGAAATTCTTCTGTTCCTTGCCGCTCAAGATCCTTCAAGTGACGTATGCAAGCCAAACGTTCATACTTACCGACAATACGAAAGCCCTGGGTAACTTCCAGGGCATACTGTGTAACTGGGTGGATGTCCATTAGTCAAACATCTCCCCAAACGGATCCTTTGTTTCTTTCTCTTTCTTCGGGACATTTTTAATCCTGGCCGTAGGGTTAAGAAAAAGTCTATCCTCCAATTTCAAAAGCAGGTCCATTTTTTTGTCTATGCGCTTATCTATATCAAGCATCTGTTCTGCCCAGGCAAGTTTACTTGATAACCTCTTTGCCTTGTCAACCCGGTCCTGCAGCTCCTGGCGCGTTTCTCGCAACTTCATATATTCGGAGTATAGCAGGCAGTACCGGTTAATGATGTTTTCGTCAAGGCCCTCCACGTAGTCAATGCCTTTATACAGTTTCTGCAGTTTCTTGAACATGGTCAGGGCAGTCTTATCATTCCTGACCTGAGCATTAGGCTTGTATGTTTTAACCCCTGATCTTAGTTTTGCCTCCTGCTGTTGGCGGTCGGCTATTTCTTCCTGTGTGAGGTGCCGTTTGTTACCATTCAGCAGGTGCAGCTGGACGGGTTTCGCCGGCCTGGTCATTTCCGTCCACCTCCTGCCTATATATAAAAGTTTATTTCACGAATTTTACTTACGGAAAGGGGGCGCGCGGTCTAGGGCTGGAAGACTGTAGAGATTTGATACCCCCCTACCCCTACTTTAAGGCGTCAAGCTGTATTATTAACAGCATAAATTTTCCAAGTGCATTCTCAGTAGCTGTTGCATCTTCTACTTCCATGGCTTTGACTTCTTAAATACCTCAATACCTTCCATTCCCAAACCCTCCATCTTCCTTAGCTGTCTTCTCTGAGTGACAACTATGACAAAGCGCTTGGTGATTACTCGGCTCCCAAAACAGCGGGTCACTCGGTCCGCTCACTGCCTGTATATGGTCCACATCAGTCGCAGGCTTAATCATTCCCTGCCTCTCACATTCACAGCACAGCGGATTGTGTGCCAAGAAATACTTGCGGTACCTCTGCCACCTATATGTATATCCTCTCTTGTTAGCGCTGCCTCTCTGCTGGTCGTATCTCCTGGCATCCTGCTTTTTGTGTTTATCGCAGTAACTTGATTCAACCAGAGCCGGACAGCCGGGGTGTCTGCAAGGGCGTTTTGGTCGTTGTGGCATTGTATCAACCCCAAACAAAAAGAGCCCGAAGGCTCTATTTATTATCAAAAACTGTACCATCTTTCCACTTTATCGCAATATTGGGTTTCTCTGTTCCCACTTCATCATAGCACATCATAGACACATGCTTTGGGTTAATATAAATTGCCCCCATTTCTATAAACTCATCGCGTATCCTGCCATCTTTATGAGTAAATTTTTCTATTATCTCCGCTGGATCATAAGGTAACGTAAATTGTTCACCGCTATCCATTATAACCTTCATAACCACCGTCTTAGCCACAATGTCACCTCCCTTCCACCTCTATAATTCGGCAAAAGGAAGGTATTTCCTGCAAGGTACAACAAAGCCCCCCTGATGGACAGCCCAGTGATTATTTCACGTGAAATAATCACAAAACAAAAAGAGCCCGTAGGCTCTTAGTTCCTTCAGACAATTTTTCTATTGTAAAAAGCATATCATGTCAAATGGACACGTGTAAAGGACATCTTTTGAACACGTAAAATGGACATCAAACAGCATCTACTCCGTATAGCCTAACGGCTACTCTATGCACCAATCTGCCGCGATTTCTCCGTATTGTCCGGGCATCACAAAATAATTCTTTTGTTAATTCATCATCAGATAATTGCTCAAAATACCGGCCCGGAATCACCCTAAAATAGGGGTCGTTTGTCAAGGGTTCTAATGCATCTTCAACAACTTTTATTTCATACTCATTTGCAGCGATTGCAGCTTTTATATCTTTAATCAATGCTTCCAAAATTTCCTCGTTAGATAATCGCCGGCCACTACGCTGAAACCGAACAACGTCCTTGCTATGGCTTCGCAGGCCGTTGTCAATCAGGTCCTGCAAATATTGCTTGTCTTTATTTACTTTGTCTTTAAGGTCAGGCAAAGCCCACAGCCGACGTTCGGTAGCCTTGTAATAATTGTCCGGCTCCTTTTTGGCCTGCTTTCTGCTTTCCTCAATAGCCTCGTTAAGCGCCTCTTTAACTATGGACCTTATAGTATTGGCTGTAAGTACAGTTTTTGTTTTTGACAATTAACTTTCCTCCCTTCTGCAAATAATCGTTGGAATGTGCACTAACCCATGATGCTTAATTGTTCTGCTGGTACCTGGTAATTCATCCAAATAACCTCTGACCTTGGCTTATTACTCTGGTCATTGCTCTGGCAAATAGCTTTACTCCAGCCCCTATCCTCAAGCATTTCTTTATAAAGGTTCGATTCATAACCAGAGATAACCACTTGACCAGGATGCTGCAGCAATACCTCAACCTGGTTCTGGTTTTCTAATTCAGCTATATTTTGAATCTGATTTACGGGCTCAACATTGTTGAATTCCTTTTTGACCCGGTAGAACACATCTACAGCAATTTCTAGCCGGTTCATAATATCCTTGTCCTTCAAACCCTGGGCCCTAAGCTCCATATAAACCTCTTTGGTGAGTTTTCCCCTGGCAACTTCCAATCGTGTTTTTCTAGTCATCTCGGTATTTTTCATTGGTATTTCAGCCTCCCATCCTTTTGGAATTTGAATTTTATGTTCCCAAATTTTTTGCCAGAACATTGTTAAGCTTATTTGCAGTAATTTTGCCGCTTCTCTCGGTGTCTTAGCCTTGTCTACTGCGTATAAAAGCGATTTCTCAGTTATATTTCTGTTAACTTCCCGGACCGGTCCGTATTTTTGAATTAAATCCTTCGGGTCCAGCTTATATTCAATTACCGGTCCCGGTTTTGTCGTTTCGTCGTAAATACTCTCATGGGGTAAACGGCAGCCGAGGCGGTGTTTTGATATGTTGGTGTTATGTCCGCTTAGACCTGCCATTAAAACCCCTCCTTGTACTCCATGACATAATCCTTAATACCTTCGATAAATTTGTTAATGTTTATATTCAGTCCCCGGTTTTGTATTGTAGCTATTGCTTGAAAAAATATTATTTTTGTTGCAGCCTCACTTTTTGTCAGCGGGTAGTCCTTATAGTCATCAGGGTCCTTGTTTCCGGGAACTATCCATAAGACTGCCATAATGACCACCTCTGAGTTATTTACCACTCAAATAAATCTTTCAGTATTTCCTTAACCCATTTCCGGTATGGTCCTAACAATTTGTCCCGGTATTTCTGATATGTCGCCATACTATCCCAGGCGCTAATTGTACCGGTATTATCGATTTCAGGATACAGGATATAACCTATTTCGCCTTTTCTAATCCTGGTACCGTAGCCGCGCATGTCGTAAACATTCTGAGCGAATTTCATACTAAATTTTTCTGCCTGTATGATGAATTGCAGCCACAAATTAGAATCCTCTTCCAGGTCAGGCCGCGGATCCGCATACTCTTTCCCTCCTCGCAATAGAGGGTGTAAAGGAACGTCCTCCATCGGAATTTTTACCACTTCGATTTTAGCCATTGCAACCACCAATACTTTCGATCTTGACGTAAATTCCCGGTATATCTGACCAGAACTTTTCTGTTATCTCTGATGCTACTAGGCTATCATCGGTCCAGTATCCCAAGTCCGTCATAATGTCCTTGAACAATTTTTGCAGGTTGTCGGTGTCGGGCTTGGTAGTCTTATATTCACCGTTTCGGTGCTTGCCGGTGACGGGAAACAGCCACTTAGTTACCAACCTGACAGCGCCGGTATATTTCTTTTCCGGAACATGTCCCGCAAGGTGAGCCTGGAGCTTTGCCCTGGCTGCCTTCAGTTCAGCGGGCTCATACAGAACCGGTTTACCCTTAATGACTTTGACTTGTTTTTCTTGGTGTGTAGTTTGTGGCGGGGTCATCGGCATAAAGAATTCAGTCTGCACTGATAAAACTGAACATTGTTCCTGGGCTGGAACATACCATGCACATTGTTTTTCAACGCATTTACCTTTAGTAATCGGGCAATATTTATTTACCAATTTTATCCATCTCCTTTTTTATTTCCTGTCAATTTCCTTTTGTCAGTGCAAGCGTGTCGGTAGTCGGTAGTGCGAACGTTAACCGCACTACCGACACCGCACTGACCCACGCAGGGGGTGTCAGTCAAAAATTTTATATTTATATAGTGTTTTTTGACACCTTTTTTGACACCCTATCAAAAAACGTGAAAAATGTTTTCTGACACTTTTTTGACATTCTATCTGTCAAGTGTCAATTTTCGTTTTTTGACAGTTGACACTTTAACCTGTCAGGTGTCAATTTTGTATCAAAAAACGTGAAAAATGTTTTCTGACACTTTTTTGACATTCTATCTGTCAAGTGTCAATTTTCGTTTTTTGACAGTTGACACTTTAACCTGTCAGGTGTCAATTTTCGTTTTTTTGACACCTAAGCTTTTGTGACAAGTCCATTTTCATATTTAAAATTTTCGTTTTCTTTTATCCATTTTTTTACTGTATTTTTTGATTTATCCAGGTACTCTTCTAAGGCGGCTATTGTAACACTGCCATTTTCATTTAAGGCGTCAAAAGCTGTTTCAAGAGATGCTTTGCGGTTTTTTTGTTTTGCTTCTTTTGGTTTTCTTTTTTCCTGCGCTCGCATCCATGATGGTTTATTAACCTCCGGTAGAATGTCTACCAGGTTTCCGACATCATCCACATAATGCACCGGGTAATCAAACCACAGGTTTACCGGTCGGAATTTCGGGAACTCCCTCAACGTCCCGTCTATCCGCCATGCTGTACGCCGCTGGACGGTCTGCCTGGCTTCGTAAACGTCGTTAAGCATGTCCATATATAGGTCACGTCCTAAAAGACGCTCACAGCCCCCCAGCATGGCTTTTTCGCTGCATTGGTCATCCTGGCTGATCTCTTCATCCCAGTCCTTGACATGCTTGTTTAGCCAGGCTTCACAGACCGCGCAAACTGCCTTATTTTCTTCCTGCTTCAATAGGTCATCCGTCAGGCTGAGCTCAATCAAGTCGAGTAGCGCGTCAGGATCCCGGGCAAATACACCTGATCCTGACGCCCGGTCCATAGACCGCTTTTGTCCCTGTATCCCTTTGCTGTGATGGTGGCAATAAATCACCGCAGCACCCAGCTCCGTACATACCCGGTCAAACTCATTGCAAAATCGAGCCATTTGATCGGCGCTATTTTCATCCCCAGTTATGACTTTGTAGATAGGGTCAATGATGATAGCTATATAATTCTTCTTCTGTGCTCTCCGGATCAGCTTAGGCGCCAGCTTATCCATAGGCACCGATTTCCCGCGCAGGTTCCAGATATCGATATTTCCCAAGTGGTCCGGAGCCCAATCTAGCACCTGGTAGACGTCCTTAAAACGGTGCAGGCAGCTGGCGCGGTCCAATTCCAGGTTGACATACATAACCTTGCCCTGAGCACAAGGCCAATTAAACCACTTCCTGCCTTCTGCAATGGCAATACAAAGCTCTATCAGGGCATATGACTTACCGGCCTTCGACGGCCCGGCCAGAAGCATCTTATGACCCTGACGTAATACTCCGTCTATCAGAGGAGGGCTTAAGTCAGGCAGGTTATCCCAGACAGCAGCCATGCTTTCCGGCGCTGGTAGGTCGTCGTTGATGTCTTCAATCCATTCCTGCCATTCCTGCCACGACTCCTTGCCGATATTGACATCAACCAGGAATTGCTTTCGCCCGTT